TCCAATATGCGCACAATCGCTACTGGACAGTCTCAATGTATTGCAGACCCAGCAACACTTCGCACAAGCCTTAATGCCATCAAGAATGTCGAGTTCTCAGAGCAGGGTGCGTTCTTTATCAATGGCTCAGGTACAGCAATATTCAAGGATAGAAACACAGTTGCTTCATCTATCTCTGGAACTCCTATCGAGTTTAATCAGACTGGCGGTATCCCTTACCGTAATCTTGTATTTGCCTTCGACGATAAGCTCATCATCAATCAGGCTTCAATTCAGCGCGCAGGCGGCACAGCGCAGTTTGCAGAGAACGCAGCCAGCATTGCCCGATACTTCCCTCATCAGTACAGCACTCAGGACTTGGTTATCGATACCGATGCCAATGCCCTTAATATCGCTGCGACCTATGTAGCCACTAGAGCTGAGACAACAATCCGCATTGACCAGATGCTTGTCGATCTACTAGACCCAGCAGTACCAACAGACACAATGATTGGCTTGGATTACTTTGACAATCTAAGAATCAGCAATATCCAGCCAGACGGCTCTACCATCGTTAAGACTTTGCAATGCCAAGGTCTATCGTGGAATATCAGCCCTAACAGCATGAGCGTTACAGTAACAACACTTGAGCCTATCGTCGATGGGTTCATCATAGGAAGCACAGAACGCGGTATAATTGGCGTGAGTGCAATGACTTACTAGGAGATAAACAGATGGCAACAGGCTTCCCAGCAGCAACAGGAGATATCCTAACTGCTTCTATGTTCAACGGGCTAGTAGCCTTTACAGTCGATGCAGATCAGACAGCGGACTACACAGCAGTCCTCGATGATGCTTATCAGACTTTAGTACCGATGAACAAGGCTACAGCCGTAGCGTTCAAAATTCCTACCAATGCCTCAGTAGCCTTCCCAGTTGGCACAGCAATTACAGTCCTTAACAAGGGCGCTGGAACTTGCACAATCTCAGCAGTCACTTCAGGCACAACAACAGTTCTTTCAGCAGGTGCGGTAGCAGCTTCTCCAACCTTAGGACAATACAAGACAGCCGTTTGCATTAAAACTGCAACTGATACTTGGTATGTCGTTGGAGCAATCGGATAATGATTGGTTGCATTACAGCAGGAATTCACGGCAAGTTTTCTTTGCCTTCTCCATCAAGCGTTGATTATTTAGTTGTCGCTGGCGGCGGTGCAGGTGGTACTGGTGCAAATGGTGGACAAGTAGCCGGTGGCGGTGGTGCAGGTGGATTTAGAACTTCAACTGGTTTATCAATTTCAGGAACTTTTACAGTAACCGTTGGTGCAGGTGGAGCAGCTTCTACTAGCCAATACACTAAAGGCGGTAACGGATCTAACTCTGTTCTATCCTCAATTTCTGCTACTGGCGGTGGCGGTGGTGGTGGTGGTTCTGGAGCTAATGCTGCACAAGCCGGTGGTTCAGGCGGCGGTGGCGCAATCAACCAAACTTTCGGTGCAGGTAACGCAGGTTCCTATTCGCCAGTAGAAGGCTATCGTGGTGGTGCAGGCGGCAATCCTTCCGGCGGTGGCGGCGGTGGCGCAAGCGAAGTAGGTAATGGTGGCTCTGGTGATAACGGCGGTAACGGTGGTGCTGGTACAGCTAATTCATATTCAGGTTCTTCAGTAACTTATGCTGGCGGCGGCGGTGGTGCTGCCAATGTTGGTGGAACACCCGGATCTGGTGGTACCGGCGGCGGCGGTGCAGGTGCTAACGGTTCAAATTCTGTTGCTGGTACAGCTAATCGTGGCGGTGGCGGTGGTGGTGGTTCAGCTACTTCTACAGCTAAAGAAAAAGGTTCAAATGGTGGTAGCGGTATCGTCATTCTTCGTTATTCAGACACTCTCGCAGATTTAACAACGATTGATGCTGGATTGACTTACTCACTAACAACAACCGGTGGTTACAAGATTTACCAGTTCACAGCAGGAACAGGAACGGTGACAATCTAATGGCTCACTATGCGTTCTTAGATGAGAACAACATTGTCACAGAAGTAATTGTTGGTAAAGATGAAACCGAACTAATCGATGGTTTAACTCCCGAAGCTTGGTATCAAGAGTTTCGTGGTTTAACCTGTATTCGGACAAGCTACAACGGAAACATTCGCTATAACTATGCTGGCATTGGATACATTTATGATCCTATTGACGATGCTTTTATCGCGCCTGTTCCATGCGAACATGACACATTGATTTTGAATAGCTTGAAGCGATGGGAGTGTTCAACCTGTGACGAACTCGCCAAAGCTTTGTAAAGCTGGACAGCAGCTAAGGCAGCAGATAGATGATTGTTTCCCTGACCGAGACCGGCGTTCCGACGGTTGGCTTGGCGATGCACGTCATTCAGCGCGTGTTAGTCAGCACAATCCTGATAAGCAGGGAATTGTCACAGCCATTGATATTGACCGGGATCTCCATGGAGTATCAAAACCGGACACAATGCCTTACCTTGCAGATCAGATTCGACTCGCCGCAAAACGTGGCGATAAGAGAATTTATTACGTCATCTTCCAGGGAAAAATTACTTCCGCTCGCGTGGGGTGGCGTTGGGTCAAGTATCGTGGAATTAATCCACATAACACGCATTGCCATGTCTCTTTCAATAAGAAAGCTGACTCAAGCGATTTCTTCGATATTCCATTACTAGGGGGAAAACTATGAACATGAAACACCCAGCAGTCGTAGCTCTTGGAGCGTTCCTAGCAGTATGGGGTACAACCTCTAACTTTGCTCTGGACTATCGCTCTATCCTTGGTTCAATCGTTGCAGGCGTATTCGGATATGCGAGCCCTAAACGATGAGCCAAGAGAATTTCTTTACTCTTTACTTTGCAAGCTTGGCAGTTATTGGCGGCTTGGCTGGGTATGTCATTACTCATTTACTCTCTGAAATTAAGAGACTTAACTCGCGTGTCGATGAGATTTACAACATACTTCTAGATCGATAATAAAGCCATGGCGAGAAAGCGACCAGTAATAGACCTCGATACTTACAGCGCGCTAGATGCTTATGCAATAGCGTTGAACGAGTATTACAAGTCTTTGCGCAGAGCAGGGTTTACAGAGACTCATGCCTTCTGGCTGCTAGGTGATCGTGAGACCTTTCCGGATTGGATTATCCCTAACCTTCCCAATCGAATCGACAACATACCCTACGATGACGATGACGAGGACTAATGAAGAGAATCGTAATCCTGAGCGACTTGCAAGTTCCGTTCGAGGACATACATCTAACTCAGAACATTGCAAGATTCCTCAAGACATTTAAGCCTGACCAGACAGTAACCATCGGTGATGAGATTGATTTCCAGACCATAAGCAAGTGGTCAGAAGGCACACCTCAAGCCTACGAACAGAGCCTTGGCGATGATAGAGATCGCTGCGTAGAGTTGCTCTGGGAATTAGGGGTTACAGACTGCATACGATCTAACCATACCGACCGGCTCTACAACATAATCATGAAGAAGATTCCCTCATTCCTATCTTTGCCAGAACTACGCTTTGAAAAGTTCATGAAGTTCGATGAGCTAGGCATAACCTTCCATAAGAACCCTATGAACATCGCTCCGGGCTGGATTGCCGTACATGGAGATCACACACCTATTAAGCAGCAGGGTGGGCTCTCAGCCCTAGAAGCAGCGCGCAGGCATGGCAAGAATGTCATCTCAGGACATACTCACAGGGCAGGGCGTAGCGCCTTCACAGAAGCCTCTGGCGGGCGTTTAGGGCGTGTTCTACATGGTGTTGAGGTAGGTAATCTCATGGACTTTAAACAGGCTGCATACACCAAGGGAACGGCTAATTGGCAGCAAGCCTTTGCCATCATGTATGTCAAGGGCAGCAATGTCCAAGTGGACATCATTCACATTGAGAAAAACGGCACATTTATCGTGCAGGGCAAGGTCTATGGTCGCGCCCGCTGAGATAGCGATTCCCTACTTTGAAGATGAAGACCCGTCTCAAATCGTTATCGTTTCGTTATCTAAAAAAGGCGGCTGTCGCATACGCCTGATGTAATCTGAGCCTAACAACAACAGAAAGGGCTCACCATGATTACCAA